ACATCGCTGACATCTGTAGAACCACTACTATTTCTAGTAATAGCACGAATTTGTAAATGCGTATAAGTACTTGGAATAGATGTAAATTCAACAACTCCACTTGTGCCAACTGTTGCAGTAGCAATAGAATCATATGCACCTCTATTACCTAGAAATTGTTGATTACCAGCAAGGAGCGAACTATACCAAATCTTGCTTAATAATCTACTAGTAAGAAATTTGGATACAGCCATTACGAAATCTCCACTCCCGAAATGTGGAAGTTAACTGTTGTAGCAGATGCTAGACCTTTAATTGTTTTTGCAGTTGCAAGCACTTGCTTCAAGTCAATAACTGTTGAATCAAGAGCACCTACGGTAACTGTTGTTCCAATAGATACATCATCAAGGAGCAGTGTAAATGTAGCAGCAGTTGATGCTGTGTTAGTAACAACAATGTTACTTACTACTGTAGTTGTTGATGATGGTACTGTGTATAGAGTTGTGCTTGATGTTGCTGCTGCTCCGCGGAAGAGCGCCTTAGTTGCTGTAGCCATTAGTTACTACTTTCTATTAGAGTGCGCCCATTAGTAGGAGCGTTAGTTCGTCGATTAAACTTCCTGGACCACCAGCAGCAGATAAGTTAATATCACCTGATGCTGTTACTGTTCCAGTTAATGTTGGTGCTGTTAGGGTTAGACCAGCAATTGTTGTTACTGTTGCACCTGATGCAATAGTTGTTGAGCCTAGTGTTGGTGCTGAGTATCCTGAAACTGTTGTCCATTCAACACCATCTGCCTGAGCAGAGTTTGCTGTAAGGACCTGCCCATTGGACCCTACTGACTGGGCAGTATATGTTCCAGCACCAGTTCCTACTAGCAAGTCACCTTTTGCTGTAAAGGCTGCAGATACTGCAGCAGCAGCCGAGGCTGCACTTGTCGCTGCACTAGCAGCAGATGTTGCTGCTGCGGTTGCTGATGTAGCAGCGCTAGTAGCCGATGTGGCTGCAGCCGTTGCAGAGTTAGAAGCAGATGTAGCACTTGTTGCTGCAGCGGTTGCGCTAGCAGCAGCAGCACTTGTAGATGCCGCTGCAGATGCAGCAGATGTCGCAGCAGCAGTTGCACTGGCTGCAGCGTTAGCCTCTGATGTAGCAGCAGAACTTGCATAACCTGCAATTGTCGCTACTGAGTTAGCAGCAGTGGTTGCACTTGCTGCAGCAGATGTGGCTGATGTAGCCGCTGCTGTAGCAGAGGCTGCTGCACTTGTTGCACTAGTAGATGCTGCCGTTGCCGAAGATGCCGCTGCGGTGGCTGACGCTGCTGCAGATGTTGCAGAGGTAGCAGCCTGAGTTGCAGAAGATGCTGCAGCAGTTACACTTGCTGCCATAGTAGAAGCAGAGGTTGCTGCAGAATTAGCAGAAGTTAAAGCAGATGATGCGCTAGTTGCAGCAGAAGAAGCAGATGTTGCAGCACTAGTTGCGCTAGTTGCTGCTGCTGTTGCACTGGATGCAGCACTTGCAGCGCTTGTGGCTGCTGCTGCTACCTGAGCATCTGCAAAGTCTTTACGTACCGCATCACTTGCAAGTGTTGGTGTAGCAAGGTTTGTAATCTTGAACCCACCAGCATTAAGGGCATCACCCATAGTCTTGTTAGTAAGAGTCTGTACTGCATTAGCAATTACTACTGTACCAGTTGTATTAGGCAGGGTAATTGTATTATCTTGAGTTGGGTCTACTACTGTAAGTGTGGTTTCGTGAGCATCCGCAGTTGCACCTTCAAAGACAATGCTTGCATCTACGCCAGCACCAGAGATGCTTGGGTTAGTAATAGTAGGGGATGTTAAAATCTTATTGGTAAGGGTTTGTGACTTGTCTGTGCCAACCACAACACCTTCACCCGCTGCAATACCGTGCATTGTGTGTGCGCCAGTACCGTCGTTGTATCCACCAGTTGCTTCGATGTGAAGGTTGGCTTCGCGGAAGTCACGACCAATTGCCATATGGCGAACAGCAGCACCAGCAGAGTGAGCCTGTCCAGTACCAGCGTTTTCAACACCACGAACGATTGTTAACGTATTAGTATTAACAACCGTAACATCTACAATTTCTTCAAGGGCTGTATCTGGGTCAATGACAACAGTAAATGTTGTACCAGCAGGGACGGTTGCTCCACCAAGTAATGCTGAGCCAGATACTACTGTACAACTTGTTGCTGTATCTGTAATACCTGCTGCTAGCGTAGTTTGCTGGGAGCGAGAGGAGTATTTTCTTGTTGTCATTTAGTTACCTATCGGCTGTAGTGGACACGAATTGGATATTGGGCTTGTTGTCTGTCTGTTTCTTCCTTAAGGCGTTGCTGGTACAATGCGTACAACTGCTTGGTAGCAGTACCGCTAGCACCGAACGGACGCTTGCTGTCTGTCTCGTCAGCCTGTGGGCTAACTTGAGCAGCACGTGCAGGGTCAAGATATGTAAGAAGACGGTATGATGCACCAAGAACTGCTACGTCCCGTGTAGAGTTTGGCAGACCAGTTTGTGTTGAGTAGTCTTGTGTGTTCGTTGTAAATGGTTCAGGGTCTGTTGCATAGACAACTTTGATTGTACGACCAGGTTGTACCCAGTCACCAATTGTTACTGTCTGCGCTCCAGAACCAAATGCTGTTGTAGATGCTAGTGAATCCCATGACCAGTGACGGATAGGAATCCATTCCTGAGAAGGTCCAATGTCTTGCCACATCATTGACATGACATTGTGAATGTTTAAGTCGTTAAATGCATACGTTGTCTGTGCTGCGTTAAAAGTAAATGTTGTTGTCTTGACTGCAAAGATGATAGCGCCAAAGGCTGCAATAGTATCGTTGATTGCCTTCTTGATAACATAGCGTGGGAAGGTTGGTGTGATTGTAACCTTATCGCCAGCAGTGTGTGCTTCTCTGTCTGTACCTAGGTAGCCACGACCCCAAGGTGGTACAGTTGCTGTATTAGATACACGGTCAAATGAATCTAGCCAGATTAACTCTTCACCAATTTCAATTGTACCTTTACCGATATTATCAGTAGAAGCCAACTGTAAGATTATTGGGCTAGCAATAGTGGATGCACTGTCGCTTACATTCTCTGTGATGTAAGTTGCTCTGTCCTGCTGGTATGTGTAACCTGCAAGATTGATAAGCACTTCATCAATCATACTATTCAGATTAGGCATTAATAGTCCTTAACGCTGCAAGAGCAGATAGTCCAGTAGTAGATGCTAACTCATTACAGATAGCATTAAGATTCTTAAAGTTGTTAGGTTGACGATTTGCATCAGCCTTGTAGTTAAGAGCGCCAATTAGCCCCTTACCTGATGTTCCAGCCCAGGCATTGGCAGCACCCTGCGATTCTTTGAATGCAGTCATTAGTGGATAATCTCCACCATTTGCTAAACGATTAAGTTCAGCAGTCATTGATAAACCAGGAATGCTTGCCATGCTTGGACCTCTTTCTTAAATTACTTGCGCTTGTTAGATGCTAGAGATGCTCCAGCAGCCTTCTTCTTTGTAACCTTAGATGCTGCTGCACGTGCTGCATCTGGACCAGACATACGTGACTGGATAGTTGCGCGTGCTCCTGATTGACCAGCCTTTGATGCGTACTCTGATGGAGTACCCTTGCCTGACTTAGCCTGCTGCATTGTGGTCTTACCGAATGAACCCTTAGGTCCAACTGTAACCTTCGCTGCTGCTGCCTTTGGTCCTTGTGAAGCCTTGAACTTTGCAAGCATTGATGGTGACATCTTTGGTGTTGAACCAACTAGAGCACGACCTACTGCTGACTTTGCAAGTCCTGGAGATAACTTAGCCGCAACTGATGCGCCCTTACCCTTTGATGCTGCTAGCACGCCAAGTGCTGCTGCTGTTCCAAGAGTTCCCTTAATTACATTTGACTTAGTGTTGCTCTTTGCTGCTGGCTTCGCTGCTGGCTTAGATGCTGGCTTGTTAGCCCCCATTGCCTTTGAGCGAGCAGCATCTGCTGATGTTGATGCTGGCGAAGAATACTTAGACTTCGCTGCTTCTAGACGCTTTGCGCCGTACATGCGACGAACGCCTTCTTGGAACTCACGTGCCATTCCACCAGATGTCTTACCATTTTTACCAGCAAGTTTTAGGGCTTCTGTCATGCCCATCTTCTTGATGCTATCGATAGTTGCCTGTGATACCTTGCCAACTAGAGCATCTCCTGATAAACCTTTTCCTCCGCCTTTGCGAAGTTTTCCTGTTACGGGTTTCATTGCCATTACCATTTCACCTTGTCTGCCCAATATGCGGCACTCATTTTTCCTTTGGATATATTGCTTGCGTGTCTTGCTTTGAAAGACTTTCTTCGTGCTGCATTGGCAGCAGTTTCTCCTGCTTTTTTAGGTGAGCCAGAAACGCCTTGTTGTCCAAAACGTATGGTCTTAACCTGGCTACCTACCTTAGCCACAACAACGTGTGACTTAGTAGGGTGGCTTGGTGTACGCTTTGGCTTGTTATAGCCTGCGACACCAGCCCGAGTCAATCTTGAGTCTTTCATTATCGATACCTTGCTGTCTTTTTTGCTATCTTTTTAGGTTGCCTTACGAACTGCTTACCTTGACTTGTTCCTTCACGCTTTGCTCTAGACGTAGCAGCATATTCTTTTGCAGTTAGAGACTCGCGTGCCTTCTTGGGTAGGTATCTTTCTCCAGTAGCCTTAGTACCTTGCGTGCTAGGTCTGCCAGATTTAGTCCCCCATTTTTCTTTAGTCCACTTGGACAAAGACTTTTGTTTAGTTGTCTTAGCGCCAGAGTAACCACCGCCAGCCTTTTCATAAGCCTGTGCTAGCAACTGCGCTTTGCGAGCAGACCATTGACCAGGGTTACCACCTTTAGAACCAGACATAATTCGGTTCTTGATGCTTTCCCGTAACTCTGGTTTAGTGTATGCCATTACTTCTTCTTAATCTTCTTTGGTGGACTTTTCTTAGTTGGCTTAGTGTATCCCATGCCAGGAATAATTACATCGTAATCTGGTGGAATAACGTTCTTTTTTGGCGGAGTCTTAATTGTTGGTTTTTTTGCTACTGGCATGATTACATACCCTTCTTACGTACCATTGAAGACTTCTTTGCTACACGCTTTGCTGTCTTCTTTACTGCCTTCTTCATTGGCTTGCCTGACTTCTTAGCCTCAGCCTTAGCCATTGCCATACCTTTTGCTGTATAAGCAAATTCTTTGTTTCCTACCATTGGCATTATATTGCTCCCACTTCTTTGAGTACTTCAACCGATTTTTTATTAATGTCTTGCGCCTTGGGCATCGTGTTAGCGTCGTAAGGCTTATTGAGAGCCTCACTAGCAGCGTACGCCTGCTGGATGTGTCTATGTGTTGTTCCTGCTGGTTGGATGCCTTGTGCTCTCGCATCTTTATAGGCATTCAACTCACCTACCCACTTCTTATCAGCGATAGGTCGTTTTGCATCTCCTGCATTAAGTTGTAGATTTTTAGCCTTACAGCCAAAACATTCAGGTCCACACTTGGTGTGGTCTACAAACACATCGGTAGTAGGAAATGGTTCCTCTGATGTGGCATTGCATTCAGTGCAGCCATACAAAGCAGAATAGGGAATCATATCCCCATCTTCTAATCTGTAGCCCCACTTAAGCACTTTACTAATATGTTCGTGTCCCATTGTCCCTACACTTCTGTGAAGTTTGCTTCTGTAATATCAATATCTGCTGCGATTAAAGCAGCCTTAGTTGCATCGCTTACTTCATAGTTTCTTCCACCACGATAGACTTCTTCGTATTTAGGAATATCAGAGTCTAGCAAGTAACGCGCAAGATAATAGACGCCTTCGTCTTTTACGACTGATACGCCAACATCCATCTTGTAAAAGTAGAATAGGCGTGCTCCGCCTATAGGACCTTCTTGTACTGTTGGTGTTTTGAATAGCCAAGTAGCCATTAGTCCTCCTTAGTGAACTTACTGATGAGCAGAGGTTTCCCTCTGCCCACCCGTCAATTAACTACTAGAGAGCAGCGATTGATGAGCCTGTTTCGATACGATACAGTGCTTCTTCACGGTAGCGTGCAAAGCCGAGTACGCCGTACCAACCCATTGGGCGGAAACGCATCAACTTGTCAACGACTGGTCCGATAACTGTGTGTGGCTCTTCTGCAACAGCCTGAGCCATTGCTTGCTTTCCACATACGATTGTAGAGAATACGCGAGTTACTGGAGTTACAGTTACTGTTGCTCCAACTGTTACTGCTGCAGTGTTTGCTGTGTCAACTGTAATGGTTGTTGTTGAACCTGATGTTGAGATAGCAGTAATCTTTGCGCCAGATGCGATACCTGTTGCAGCAATCTTGTCGCCAATTTCGGCGCGAGATGCGATAACAGAT